ACGCCTCCTCGCAGAGGTTTACGATATGGACATGAGAGACATTGACCAAATTGCCGATAAGGTAGTTGAGTTTGGCCGCGCCCGTTCCATGGAAGCTATGGTAACTCAGGCCGCTGATTACCTTGAGCAGGATAAGCCCGTAGATAACATATGGGAGCTATTTGACCGGGGCCGTCAGACTACATCGTTCTCTGGTGACGAGTTGAACATTAAAGATCAACTTATGACTATTGAAGATTTGATTGACGAAGATGACCTTTACAACCCTGAAAAGAAGATACCCACTAGAATCCTTAGCCTAGATGGTTTTATGGGTGGTGGGCTAGCTCGTAGAGAAGTTGGAGTCGTACTTGGCTATACCGGTACAGGTAAGTCTACCTTTCTTATCAATATGGGCGCAGCTGCTTTTCTTCAAGGGAACACGGTTGTTCATTTTACGGTGAACGAGCTTGAGACAGTGGACTTGGCAGTTCGTTACGCTTCGAGACTTTCTGGGGTTCCTACGGCAATGATTGCCAGCCGTAGCGTTGGTGCCGCTTATAAGGAGAAGATGCAACGAGTCATGGCCGAAGTAGGTGAAGCTGATCTCGTTTCGCAGTACGTGAGTCCGGGCACTTCGGTGTCAGCTTTACGCTCCTTTCTTTCTCGACAGATGTACAAAAAGGGCAAGGCACCATCGGTCGTTTGTATTGATAATGCCGACGACTTGTCCAGTGCTCGCCGTGAGGGTGAGTCTTACGTGGAGAAAGGTCTTGTCTATACTGAGTTGAAAGCTCTTGCCCATGACTTCGGGGTCGCGGTTTGGACTGATACCCAGACCAACCGAAGTGCATCTAAAGGGGAACACACCGGACTAGATATGATCAGCGATTCGCACAAGAAGGCTTGTAAAGCTGATGTTGTGGTTGCGATATCTCAGACAATGGAAGAGTACACAGACGGGATTTGTCGATTGAAGCTCGTTAAATGCAGACGTACAGGTAAGGGTGGCGAGATTAAGTGTTCGATGCAATCTGCGCGAATGCTTATACAGGAGCACGCGGGAGGGGTTTCGCCAGTTTCCTTGGCACAGGCAGCTAGCTGAGTTCGTAGGTGGCAACTTTAGATTACTCCCCGGTGTCCGAGTTAGGGTTGGATGCTGGAGAGGGCCAGTTGTTGTCGAATGGGCAAAACATCGCCCTGAATTGCGCTAAGTGTGTGAGCCGTGGAGAGCCTTCTCCCGACACAAAGTACAGGCTTCATGTTTGTGTTGACCGCGAGAGTAAAAAGTTCGGTTACTATCATTGCTTTCGCTGTGGTTTTAAAGGCAGGCCAAAAGAAAAGGGCGGCATTAATTTAGCTTATTTGGATCTTTACAGGAGCAAACGTAAAAAATTAAACAACCCTGAGCCAGAGAAATTAGAAGTTAAATCTATTTCTTTACCAGAAGACTTTTCACTAATTAAAGAAGGTATGGCTGCTTGGGATTACTTGACCGAAAGAGGTCTGACCCAAGAAGATATAGATTACTACGACGTAGGTATTGGGGATGGCCGAGTAGTGTTCCCTGATTATAATGAGAGTGGCGATCTTTGTTACTGGGTAGGTAGAGCCTATGACGGTAGATTGCCTAGGTATAAGAACTGCTCAGCAACGCAGAGTGCTAGGTCGAGCCAGATCTATAATCTTGGCCGTTTTAAAAGAGAGGGTGGCCGAGTAGCTACTTTGTGTGAAGGTCCAATATCTGCTATTGCAGCTGGGAGGAGTGGCATAGCTACTTACGGTAAGCAGTTGTCGGAACCGCAGCTTCGTATCCTACAGTCTTTGGGGCTTTCTAAATTGTACCTAGCATTAGACCCAGACGCGAAGAGAGAGGCTTTAGAACTTGCTCGAAAATTAACTCATCACGTTGGTAGTCTTTATTTGATATCTATGCCGATGGGTGAAGATCCAGCTTCATTGGGTCGAGAGAAGTTCTCTGAGTATAGGGCTTCAGCAGTTCGATACGGGCTTGGTGCTAAAGTAAGATTTTTGATGGATACTAATGTTGTTTGATTGGGGTGGTTTAAATTGTCAGTGTTAACTCAAGCTGAATTACGTGCAGCTAATCCGAAATGGGGTGACGATGAGATAGCCACGGCCTGCGCTTCTCGGCAGAAGTGTACTTATTGTCCACATTTTCTTGAAGACCCTATAAATGGTCAGATCCTAGTTAAGAGCCGAGGATCTACAACCCCACGTATAATGGTAGTAGGGGAGGCTCCGGGTACAGAGGAGAACCAAAAGGGTGTTAGCTTTATTGGTCCCGCAGCTAGTCATGGAGAGACTTTACTCAGTAGAGCCGGGATACCAATAGATGATGTGATCTTTACTAACTTGGTTAAATGTTACCCACATAATCAAGACCGTTCTCCAAGGAATCCTACAGAACAAGAGGTTTCATCCTGCATGAGCTACGTGCTAGATGAGATCGAGCGGTATACTCCAGAAGTTATCATTACGCTTGGTAATATAGCTACTCGATCACTTACTGGTATTTACTCTGCATCTATTACCTCGATGGCCGGAAAATTTTACCGCATACCGATACGTGGTAAAGAGTACCTGATAGTGCCATCGGTACACCCTTCTGCGGATCTACACTCCAGAGGTAGATTTGAGTCTTCTATCCTCCGTTCAGGTTCTTTGGCTTGGGGGCTTATAAATCAAGTCGAGGTTCCTGTACAGACAGAAATCCTTAATTCTAATTGGAGCGCCGAGGGTTACTTAAAAGGGCTACTGAAGCAGTATCGAGATGGCGACATTACCGAAGTCGCATTTGACTTAGAATATGACACATCGATGTCCGATAAACGCTCTGAGTCTAATAGGCTTGGAAATCTTGATTTATTTGATTCGGAGAAGCAGTTGGTCGCGGCTTCTTTTGCTACTGACAGTTCTGCTGGCGTAAGTATCCCCCTCCACCACTTTGAGTCTAAAGTGGATGTGGAAAAGATAGCGCCATTGCTTTGTCAGGTTTTAACCGAGATACCTACGGTTGTTCATGGGTTCCTAAAAGCTGAAGGGCCGTGGACTCGCGAAAAGCTAGGAGTGATCCCTAATATGCATAGGGACACAATGTTAATGAGCTACGCGATCCACATGTCTACTAGGGGTCATGGTCTAAAACCCCTAGCACAGGAATTTCTGGGGTGGGGAAACTGGTCTATACCGGGAGATGCTTGGTTTAACGAACAACCAGCAGCAAAGCGTTCTTATAAGTACATGCCCATCGAAATGATGGGGAGGTACAGTGCGATAGACCCAGCAGCAACAAAAGCCCTGAAGGATGTTTTTGAAAAGAAGTTAGAGGAAGAAGGGCTTTGGGGGGCATACAATAGAAGGCATGAGTTGGCATACACTCTTTTAGATATTGAAGAGAGAGGTGCCTTAGTAGACATGGAGATGCTCCAAAGGCTGCGCGGAGAGTACCCTAAGATAGCGGATGCGGCCTTGCATAGGTTGCAGCAATTTGATGAGGTAAAGAGCCTTTACGATGGTAATTTTAATCCGAGGTCTTCGGCACAGTTAGTAAATGTATTATTTGGTAATTTTGGTGCGCCAGTACTAAGTATGAACCCAGTTCTCCGAAGAGGGGAGAAGCCAGCAAACATAAAAATACCTTACAACTTAAAGGCTGGGGCTACTTCTATACCGCATGCAATAAGCGTTGCTACTCCCGCTGCTTGGCTAGGTTCTCTTGATGGCGAGACAGGTGCTGAAAAAGTAGAAATTTTGCACGACGACTCCATCGACGCTTTAAACTTAAAAAAGCCTTTAAAGTATGACCACGCTGCACCCGTTTACTTAAATCCGGGTTCTCCTTCGGCCAGTGACTCTGTGATTGTTAAGCTACTTAACGATCCTGCGGTTAAGAAGAATGAGACTCTCTATTCATTTCTCAGCGAATTGCGTCTTTACAAGAAAGTAAAGAAGCTCTCCAATGATTATTTTGAAACTATCCCTAAGAACATTGTCCCAGACACTAACCGCCTTACGATTAATTACTTGGCACACGTCACGGAAACGGGTCGTTTAGCTGCAAGGAATATGAACATCCACTCCTTTCCGGCTTCGAGTGATGTTCGCAGGTTACTTGTTTCAAGGTGGCAATCCTCCGGTGGTTTAGTTTCCCAGATGGATCAATCTCAACTTGAGATGCGCGTTCTGGCAGCGCTCACCGAAGATGAGCACTTTATAAGTGTTTATTACAGTTGCCCTAAATGCGAGTACGTTGGTAACCCTGAGGATAATGGTATCTGTCCTAAATGCATGGTCGTTTTAGGGGGAGACCTTCACAGCATGACCGCAAGCCAGATTTTCAATAAAGATCAAGATAGTGTTACGAAAAACGAAAGACGTTACGCCAAGACGATTTCCTTTGGTATTGTTTACGGCGCTTCGGCATTTCTGATTGCGGATCAAACCGGGTTGAGCGTCTCAGAGTCTGACCAAATGATTAAACGTTTCATGAAGCGATTTTCTAGGGTAGCAGCGTGGATTGGCGAACAGCACAAGAACTTTGAGGCTAAGGGGTGGGCAAAGTCGCCTTTAGGTACTAAGTTATTCTTTGAGAATTTCAATTCAGAGAAGCGCTCTGAGCGAGAACGCGGGAAAAGGCAGTCACAAAACTACATTGTACAGTCTGCCGCTGCCGAGATGGTGATTGATAGTTTAACTTTGGTAAATAATGAGATGAAGTCCATGCAGTCTCATCCGTGGGAGACGACCCATGACTCTATTGTATTTGATCTGCACCCAGACGAAATAATGAAGGCACTAAAGTTAGGGAAGTCCTGCATGGAGGAGAAGATACTGGCCATGCACGACTGGATGACTGTACCCTTGGTTGCTGATGTTAACCTTGGCGTTCGTTGGGATGGTGATCTCGTAGTAAACTCGTTCGATGGTGACCACTTACATGTCAAAGGTAACGGAGCTTATTACGAAGAGACATTAGAGGCTCTACGTAAAAATTACGAAGTTAAAGAGGAGATTGTGTCTACCTATGAAGAGGGCGTGAATGATACAATCACTACTAAGACCGGGTATGCCGGTGGTTCGACTCGAAAAGACGGTGTAGAGGCTATATGGAGAATTTAAATTGAGAGTTCTCTTAATAGTAGTTTTACTAGTATGCACCTCGTGCACTGCTTCACGATGGTCAGTCCGCGAAACGCCCCCAGCAGTATCTTATGAGACTTCGTTGATCGAGAAGTATAAAGATGGCTATGTGCCTGAAGCGGCAAGTAAAACCGCCGAGGGGCGAAATTTTTTCATGGCCGAGATAATTTATTTATCTAATGTTGCTTTCGATGACTACGAGCAATCATTATATAAAGCCTCTAGTACATTTGAGATAGTCACTGATCTTTTAATTTTAGGCCTCACAAGCTCTTCGGCATTAGCGTCTGGCAATGTAGTTAAGACTGTACTAGCAGCAACCGCTGCTGCTGTTACAGGTGCAAAGACATCGGTAGATCGTGCATACTTCAAAGAGCAGTCTAGATTAGCTCTTTTGGCAAAAATGAGAGAGATGCGGAAAAGGCGGTTAGTGCTAATAAGGTCTTCTATGGAGTTGCCGATAGGTGCTTATCCTCTCACGGATGCAATGTTAGACCTCCAATATTACAATGGGGCAGGGAGTATGGTTGCTGCGCTTCAACGGATCACAGAAGAAGCAAGTATGGGGCTGAGAATCGCAGATCAAGAATTATTGCATTTGAGAGAGCAAAATTCGATTAACGGGCCTCTTTTTAAGTAGGGGGATTAAATCCTCGTAAAACAAGAAATTTACAACTAGGAGTTTAAATGAGTGAAAACAATTTAAGTACAGAAATAAGAGTTTTTTTGGAATCGTGCGATTTTGTTACCGATGAAGACAAAGTTAGCATACCTAGGATTAGCGAAGAGCTTGACGCCCAGATAATTAATGTCTCCGAGGCAACAGATCGACACATGTCTATTGCAGTTGAATTATCTTGGACAGCGTCACATTACGCGGCTGTGGCAAAAGAAGCGAAGTTTCGTTTTAGTCGAAATGAAGCGCTGAAGAAGCTTGCCGTGCGTAGGGAGTCCGAACGTCGGAAGCAAGAAGGCAGTAAGGGATCGGCTGTGCCAGAGTGGGTGGCCGACGCGATAACCATGTCAGATTCTGAATACGAGGATTTACATGCTGAGATGATTACGACAGAAAGACTTTCTAGTTTTTTAAACGAGTTACAATTCACGTTGAGTCAGCGGGCACGTCTTTTAGACAATATGGCTCGCGAAAGAGATAGAGTACTTAACTCAGGTAATGACTACTAAGGAGAAATAAGAGTGAAACTTAATATGGATTCGCTGCTTCAAGAGGAGCAGGAAAATAAGCTAAAGCAAGAGCGCCGTGCGAACGGTGGTCGTAAAAAATTTAATCGTGATGAGAATATTTGGTACAACCTTACGGAAGGTTCTCACCAGCTACGTATCCTGCCACCGGGCTATGGTGATGAGTTGTTCGTCCCTAACGGTGGATTCGGAATGGTTGTTTATGATCACTGGAATCCACCGGGTTTTAAGGGCGAGGCTAGAGATGGGAAGTTTCGTTGCCCCGCTAGAAGTTTTCCAGAGAGTGGTATTGAGTGCCCAATATGCATTGCGATGTCTAAGCTCTATGACCATTGCGATGATAACAATATTGGTGACGCAGAAAAGAAGCGCCTGATTGGCCGTCATGGGCTTCGTGGGCGTGCTTATGTGAATGCAATTGTTCGCGACTCAAATGAGCAGATGAATGTTGATTTTAAGGGTGAGACTGTTTCGGTACCAAAGATCTGGTCGGTAGGCCTCCCTATGAGTGTTTATGGTTTTATCAGAGAGAGCGCGGTTCGGAAGAACGCTAAAGGAAACTTCCTAATCGGGGACTTCACTGATATTGAGAAGGGGTATGACGTTATTGTTAGTCGTACAGGTGAGGGACTTGATACCAAATATGACGTTATGTTCGACCCAGAGGGGAAAAGTCCTCTTCTTGACGATGAAAACCTCTCAGAGGCAGTTCAGAGTTCGGGACACAACTTCGGTAAAATGTTCAAGCGCCCTACAGATGAAGACCTCCAGCGTGGCAAGACTCTTGCGGACGGTATCATCGGCCTACTCGCGAGGAATGGCGATTTTTTTGAAGATCGCGGCTCAGAAGTAGCTTCAGCACAGCCGAAAGCTACTTTTACTGGGTCGCGTCCCGAATGTTTTGGTTTCCATGTAGCAGCCTTAAAGAAGTGTATGATTTGTCCCGTCGAGGTGAATTGCCAGCACGATGAGTCAACCACTGGGCGTACTATTGAAGAGCGCCAACAAAAGCACGAAGACGCAGTGCCGTTCTGATAAATGTTTGTCGTCGTAGATGGTAATCATACGCTCCACAGGATTTTGCGGGTGCCGTATTTGACATCAGGCGACAAAGGCGTGAGTGAGAAGTTTGGTGGAGTTTCAGGGTTTCTCAAAAGTCTGCAATGGCTTTTGAGGAACTCCGCACCAAAGCGTTGCATTGTTGTTTGGGACAGCGGCTTATCTAGTCGAAGACTTTCTCTCTACCCAAACTACAAAGGCAGGGAAAATAAAAAACCTTTAGACGAAGAAGCTGATCTTTATCTACAAAACTTTGCCTTGCAGCGTTCTTATTTAAATAGATTATTACCTTTACTTCGGGTTAACGTTATTGAATTGCCCTGCGCTGAAGGGGACGACTTAATTTACGAGTGCGTTAAAGTAGGGCGCTCTTCTGGGTTTGGGAAGTGTGTAATTGTTTCTGAAGATAAAGATTTCATGCAGCTTATAGATCCTGATGTTTCTCTGTATCGACCAGTTAAACGTGACTACGTTAACGCTTCTAATTTTCTAGACGTTGCTGGTGTGAGTAAAGAATCCTTTCTTTTATACCGGGCAATTTGTGGGGATGCTTCAGATAAGATCTACGGAGTTAAAGGTGTAGGGGATAAAACCGCAAAAAAAGCCTTAGAAGAAAGTGGTTCTCTAGACCCTTCTTCACTTTGTCTTTGGGCAAGTGAACAAAAAGAAGCTCGTGTAAAAAAGATATCTTCCGAAGAAATTACTCTTGATAGAAACCTTCAATTAATGAGACTTGGGTTAGAGTTGTTTGATGAAGACGTGCTGCGCTCTATAGGCGACAAAATTAGGTGTGAACTAAAGTCAGGCTTTGAAGATGCGCTGGGTATTTTAGTAGACATGGAGTTTAGATCGATAACTCGGCAGTATGATGCTTGGATTACCCCGTTTGTTCGCATAGGTGCAAATCGAAGGCCTTCCAATAGGAGAAATTAAGTGGCTAAGAAGCGATCTACAAGTACCGCCGCAGGGCTGGACGCTCGAATGGAAACATTACGCTCAGTTGTTGGCGAAATAAATAAAGAGTTTAAACAAAGTGTAGCTAGTTTAGCTCATGATGGGCTAAGGGGGGACGTGCAAGGTTTTGTCCCTACCGGATTGTTGATGCTGGATTTGATGCTGCATGGTGGCGTCCCCTTAGGCAGAATGATTGAGATTAGCGGGCGACCGGGAATGGGTAAGTCTACCTTAGCGGCCCACATCTTAGCTAACTGTCAGAAGATGGGTGGTACAGCAATTGTGCTTGACTCGGAAAACTCTTGGACGACGGAAAGAGTTAGAGACCTTGGCTTAGATGCAAGTGCTTTAATTCAGTTTGAAGCGAACACTGTTGAGGAAGGCTTTTCTTTAATTAATGCGACTTTGCAGAAGTTAGAGCGTCTTCAGACCAAAGGCGAGGAAAAGCCCCCAGTAATAATTATTTGGGATACTATCGCAGCCTCCCCTTGTGCAAGGGATATTGATCCAGACAAAGCAGGTACTGCTATGGACAAGCCAAGGGCTATCCATATTGGGATTAAAAAAATCTACAATACCTTAAGAGACAGCAGAGCATCCTTAGTCTTTATCAACCAAATTATTACTAGGATGTCTAGCTTTGGCGGGCCTACGGATGAGACGCCCGGAGGGTGGGGGATTAAGTTTGGAGTGTCTCAGCAAATTCGCTTAGGTACAGTTGCTCAAGGTAAGATTGTTGTTGCCGGTGAGTTAGTTGGTAACGTGATCAGAGCAAGAATCACTAAAAACAAGATTCCGGGTGAGCGAGCAAAAGATTTTGAAGCTCGTATCCCATTGCTTTTTGATGGTGGTTTCAATGACGACATAGCTAATTTAATGTTTCTGGCCGAAGGTCAAACCATGTCTGGCAGCAGTAGTAAGAAGCTTGGTGGTGACTGCGATCAACTTCAAAAAGGCAAAGCCGGTATATACTCAGCTGTTTTCAACGAAGAAGAGTTGAAGTTTAGAGTGTTAGGTTTTCCTGCTGTGTTAGATATGCACGATGGCATGAGGGAGTGGTTGATTGAGATGGTTAAGGAGCGCTTTCTTAAGCCAGTCAAACCCATTGTGGAAGTAACCTCTTCGGAGATTTCGTGATTGAGTCTTTGACTCTAAAGAATTTCCAAAGCCACTCACAGAGTCATTTAGACTTTTCCTCTGGGGTCAATGTAATTCTTGGAGATACAGATAGCGGTAAGACAGCTATCCTGAGAGCGATAAATTGGGTTGTTACTAACCGTCCACGGGGAAATTCTTTTATCAGAAAAGGTAAGAAGTCCTGTAGTGTTGGGATACAAACAAATTCAGGGGTAGTTGAAAGACAAAAAAAACCTTCGTTTAATGGTTATAAAATTAAATCCACAGAAAGCCAAGGGTCTTTTACCGAAGTCGGTACCAGCGTCCCTCCAGAAATTATACCGGTGCTTTGTCTAGGCGATATAAATACCCAAAGCCAACTCTCTTCTCATTTCCTTGTTGGTCTGTCGGCAGGTAATATTTCTAAATCTTTGTCCGAACTTTTAGGTTTTGAGTTTGCGGACGGCTTAGCTTCTCTCGTAAAAAGTGGGGGCGCTCAAGTTTCAAAAGATGTCTCACGTTTATCTGAAGAAACAATGGCACTCGACTTTAAGTTAAACATTTTAAAGAAAAAGCTCGATGCTAAAAATAAAGTTGAAGAGTCTAAGATCTTGTTTAACAAATTAAGGTTAATTTTAGTAGATGCGTCTACTCTAGAGATGCTTTTAAATACCCATAAGGTCGCAAAGTCTAAGCTTGAAAAAGCACAGTCAATTCTTTCCAAGGCAGCGCCAGTAGATTTAATATTAGATAAGTTTGATACTTTAAGTTCGTCGTCTGATGAGCTTGATAATTACGGTGCCTTGTTCAATAAAGCAAAAAATTATAATTTTTACTTAAGCTCAAATAAAATCAAACTTTCAAACTTTATTGCTGTAGATAAAGTTCCTGAAAAGATTAATGAGTTAAGTTTTTTTATTTATAAATTTAGTGAATTGTTGAAGTCAGTTAAGGCGTTGAAAGTTTACTCGGACAGTTTAAGTAAAACTAGTCAACTTTCTACTCAAGCCGATTATGATTTTAATTCAGGATTAAAAGTTTTAGAGGACTTGGTTGATTCTCTTGACTATTGCAAAGAGTGCTTAAGAGAATTTACAGACTCTGATAGAGCCGCAGCTAAGAGTCTAGGGCAATGAAGTTTGTATTGGTTGGCGATGCTCATCTGAGAGATACCGCACCTGCTCGTCGCGTGGATGACTTCGTGTCCGCGCAAGAATCAAAGTTAAGGGCTGCTTTTTCGATTGGTTTAGAAAACAAAGCGCCAATAATTATGACCGGGGATGTTTTTGACTCCCACGACGCTGCGCTTGGTACTTTGGTCAAGTACTTGCCGATATTTCAGTCTTACCCTTATGGGGTTTATTCTCCTCCGGGTAACCATGACCTCTACGGGGCTTCTTTAAGTACGATAGGTCGTTCGGCTTTGGGAGTAGCAGTCGCCTCCAATGCAATACGCTTACTAAGTCATGAGCCAGTAATAGTTGGTGATTTTGCATTGTTTGGTCACAGCTATATGCACAAGGGTAAACCTTTGCCATTAGATGGTCGTCGTAATATTTTAGTCACGCATGAGATGGTGCTTATGGACAAGCTCTGGAAAGAGCAAGAAGATTTCTTATTCGCAGATGACTATCTTAGGAAGTCTTTGGGTTGGGAATTAATAGTTTGTGGCCATTACCACTACTCTTTTATAAAAGAGCGTGGAAGTAGAAAGATTATAAATCCGGGTGCTTTAGTTAGGATAAAAGCTTCTAAGGGGGATATGGCATTGAAGCCGGGGGTAGTGGTTTATGACACAGAAAATAAATCCGCAAACCGTATTTCCTTTGATGTTGAGCCTTCCTCGAAAGTATTTAAGCCAGCACCTAAAAAACTTAAACCGTCTGAAGATTTGGTGGAGTTTGCTGGAATTTTAGCTCAACAAAATTTATCTAAATCGGCAGAGGTTCCTAGGTTTGATTCTGTTTTGCTTGATGTAGTTAGTCAGTCCGGTTGTTCAGAAGAAACAAAAAAATTACTTATTAAATATAGTGCTGATCTGGAGGGTGACAGTGGTTGAGACGGGGTCTTTAGAATCGTTGCGGGGCAGGGTTAGCAAACTTCAAGAAGCGAAGTTAGAGGCTGAAAAAGTTGTCTTACAACATCAAGCTTCCTTTGATGCGGCGTTGGATAATTTAAAAGAAATGTTCAACGTGTCTAGTTTAGAAGAGGGAGAGATGCGTTTAAGCGAGTTAAAAATAAAAGTTTCAGAGCTTAGTAAAGAAGTTGAAGCTTTAATTGCAGCGGCTGAAAGTGCCATAAGTGAAGACTAATGGATATATCAGGATTAAAAGAAAGGGTTAAATTAGTTGTAAATGATGACCCTAGGCTTTTTGCTACGGATGCCAACATAAGCTTGTCTGCGCTTTATTCTTATATGAGTGGTCGGCGCATGCCATCGACGGTAGTTTTGTATCAAATCTCGAAAGCTTCAGGGCGTCCCATGGAATGGTTTTTAATTGGTGGTGGACTTAAAAGTGGAAGAGCTAGAGAGACGAATTTTAACCATAGATAATTACTTGGCTAAAGCGGAAGGGGCGTACGAGCTTGTTGAATTAGAGCTAAATGAAAAGTTGTCTCAATTATCTAAAGCTAAGATAAGTCAAAATTCTCATTTAGAAGCATTGCCTATTTCCATACAAGTTGGCCAAGCGTATCGAGAGTTAGCCCTAAAGGAAGTTCAAAGTTTAGTTTCGCAAGCTCTGACTGCTGTCTTTGAAAGGCCGTATGAATGCAAATTAACTCAAGTTGTTAAACGCGGACAAACGGAAGTGTCTATTACTGTAATTGATGGTGATCTAGAGATGGACCCGGTTACTTCAATGGGTGGCGGGATACTAGATGTTATATCGCTTGCACTTAGAGTAGTTGTGTGGACTTTAATGCCCAACAGAACCGATGGAGTGATAATTTTAGACGAGCCTGCTAGGCTTGTTAATTCAGAGACATCGGTAAAAAACTTGGGGTCTTTGTTGAATTTGTTAAGTGAGTCATTGTCCGTTCAATTCATAGTTGTAACTAATCGACCTGCTTTGAGCTTAGGGGCGTCTAGAGTATTTGAAGTGAGTAAAGAGGGAAATGAGTCAAGAGTCAGAAAAAGAAGCTAACCCCCTCCACATCAGACTTGAGTCGGCTGGTGTTTTGGATTCCTTCAATTTGCTTTTTTCAAAGCACAAGATTGATAAAGAGCTACGTTTGGAGGTTGAGGGTGTTTTAAGTGAGCACGCGCCTCTTTCTAAAAAGTACCATCAAGGATTAATTGACATCCAGAGGTGTCATCGCATTTCGCCGGATTTCGTTTCGAGTTTAGGTGATTTACTTGGTGGTGTTAAGACAAAGACAAAAGTTACGAGCAAGAAAGCGGCTAACAAGAAGGTGAAGAGTAAAAAATTAGTTAGTAAGAAAATTAAAAAAGAGCAACTTCCTGTAAACATTGTTGCGGAAGTAGCTGGCCCAACAAAGGAAGGACTTGTGTTAAAGGTTGTTATTCCTTGGTCAGAGATAGTATCTAATTTTCCTCCCGAGTTGTTGAGTTCTATCGCCAACTCTGAAAAATCGCCCTCATCAGGCATTACCGATGCTCTTTCTAAAAGTACTGGTATTGACACGGGTAAAGGTTTTTCTAAGCCCGAGATTTCCGAATCCGAGGTTTTAGAGCGTTACCAGTCTGCGGTGCTTGACCCTTCTCCCGAGTCTATGTGGGACCAAGTTTTGCATTTAGTTACAGGTTCGGAAAAAGTTTCTTTAGACAGAGTGGCTGAACGACTTGGTTCGGACAAAGAAACCATCCGAGATTTTGTACAGACTGCATATGGTGACATTAAAAAGTACGTTGAGATTAGGTTAGAGGGTGACCATGTCTCGGCAACTTACAAATAAATTTAATGAGGGTGGGGATAATAAGTGGCATATTGCTTCTTTATCTTGGACATCCTCAGAGATTAAACTTTTAAAGTCTTTTTTAGCTGAAGGTTTGGAGCTTGACGTAATTGCGTCAAAGCTGGGTAGGACTTACCTTGGAACCGCCCATAAAGCGGCTGCTGTTCTAACCTTAGGTGAAAGAGGTGGTAAGCCTTTAAAGGTACCTAGAGGGAAAGGTCTTAGTAAGAAAGAGACTATTAAACTCTGGGAGGCCGTTAAAGTTTGGGATAAGACTTGGTCTGGGTTTTGTAGGCTCCACAAAATCGACGTAGTTCTAGCGGCTTCTGCTATGGACCTTTACTTTCCAGATGAGTGGCCTGCGGAAGCTTCTCGATTAGGCCTCGAAAAGGCCTCCTGTCGCGGCTGTGCGTCCTTTTTCTACCGCTCTAAGGTCAAGGGCAGGGCCACATGCTCAAATCGCTGTACGGGGCGAATACGACGCGATTCTGAGTATTTTGACGGCATGCGCATGGATGCTGTCGGTATGGCCGAAGGTGTGTGTCAAGTTTGTATGGTTAAGCCTAAGAGAGGGCTTTCTGCACACCACGTTATAGGTAAGGGTAACGACCCTGAAAATAAACTGATGGTGGCACTGTGTGTTGGCTGTCACCAGTTAGTTACGGATTTATCTCTACGAGGGTTCCTTTTTGATGCGAACGCTTGGGTTAGGCTTATAAAGCTCGTGCTTATGCGTAAATATATTAACTTGGAAGATTTTAATAAAAACGCTTCATTTTCTATTGATGTTAGTTGGAATCCTTTATCCTTGTTAGAATATTGTGAATCCGAGGGTATTGACCCTGAAGATTTTGAAAATGTGACGGAGGACATAAAATGAAAAATAATATTGAGATTTTAGAGGTTTCGGAGGTAAGCACGCCCTCTCCAAATAGCTCGATGCGGGCTTATAAGTGCCCAAGGTGTGATAAGCTTTTTAGTAGTTCTGGTTTGGCCGAGGATTGCCTTAAAGGACACGTAATGACAATCACCGAGGATTAGTCTTGAGGTTTTAAATAAAAATGGGCGTATCAGTCGAAGGACCGGTTGACGATTTAGTTAGATTGGCCTTTGAAGACTTCGACAGTAAGGCTGCTTATAAGGCTTATCATAGGCACCTTACTTACGGATCTAAAAATTCAATAGAACGGGCTTTTCGGGCATTGATGCCTTTATTTGGCGTTATGCATCGACAGGGTAAGTTCCATAGGCATGAAAGTCCAAGGGTAATAGATTTTGTAAATTACGCTTCTTTTTCCATTTTTTCGGAGCTAAGGCGCACAAGGCAAAATTTATACGGTGTCTCGATGTCTAATTTTATTATTCATTTTAGACGTGTTATTCGCGGCGGCGTCTACCATCAAGTAATTTCCACGGAAACTACTAGGATCGTGGATTTTGGATATAACTGCAAAACTTACACCTGCGGCTCATTAATTACACATGCAGATGTAGAGGCGAAAATGATGCTAGAATCAATACCTTCGATTCTCTGGCATCAGGTGTGCGAAGATTGTCGGTTTGAGGATGCTTTTCGTCGCCGTGTGTGTGCTTATATTTTAGGTAGGTTCGTGCATGGTAAAAAACCAGTACCGAAAGTGTTGAAGAGTCATTTTGGGTTAAGTAAAGAAAAGTCTCAGTTTTTTGAAGACTACGTCACAGTGTCTGCCCGCCGTGTTTTAGTTAAGATGCGCCCTAGTGTGTTACGTTCTAACGAGGACGCGGCTTTTTTAATTGGGGGTGGCCCTCTCGACTACTCTCAAGGAGCGGCGGCGTAGTTTTAAAATGGAAGATGATTTACATTTACTAGACAAAGATATTGAGCCTTACGTTGATGTTTTTGTTCCTTTACTTTTAAAAGAGTGTGAAGAGACTCTTTTACCTGAGCTTATTTCTGTATTTGGTGAAAGTGAGCTTTTAAAGTTTCTTGACGTTTTTGCTGGGACTACGTTTGAAGTCCCTGATAGGTCTCTTATCGTCAGGCTTGCTAGAGACGCTAGAATTTACGTAGCATTAACAAACACCGATATAACTTATGCCGAGTTAAGCTCTGAGTATGACTTAAAAGAAGAAAGCATCCGTAAGTGCTACAATAGGGTAGAAGCTATTCTTAAATCAGTAGGTGCAAATGTCTCAGGACGAAAGAAAAAAAGCAGAAGAAATAAATCTAGGTGAATTTGACCCATTGAGCGTACTTGATGGTGCTGAAGAGCCTGAAGAGGAGTTTTCTGTATCTAGGGCACGTGAGTCTCTTAGAGTAATTTCTGGAATTGCGGCTTCTGGGAAAAGAGAAGATTCTTTAGATTCTCGGACGGAGCAAGGAGCTTTAGAGAATTACCAAGATGATTTAAAATCTTCTCAAGTTGCTTATGCTCGTTATCAGGCTTGGAGGCGCGACCAAGCACTTGATATGCTTGGGCGTGTTGAAAATAAACTATTTTCTCCGGGCAGGCCTCTTTCTAATCAAGACCTGTTAAGGCTTAGAGAATCCTTGAGTAAGGAAGTTAACGACTCTACTCAAAATATTGATCGAGTTATTGATGGGCCTCCAGTAGTTGTTGATAACAGGAGTATTAACGTTACCGTTGAGGGGGCGTCTAAAGAAGATAGAGCTTCCCGTGCGGCGATGTTAGACTTGCTTCAAGCAATTGACATAGAGCTATCTTCAATAATTTCTACTCCAGTGGGCGAAGAAGAAAAAGAAACCCCCGTTGAACCTGCGGAACTAATTGCCCCGAACGAAGGTTCTGAGACTATTGAGGAGGGGGTTATTTTAGATGAGCGAACAGAATCAAAATCTACCAGCCCTAAGTGACGAGGATAACGCCCGCTTCGACGCGCTAGTTAGAGCGTTACTACAAGACCAAAAAAGAGTAGATCTTTTAGACCAGCTTAACCCTAAGGATAGAGAGTACTTATTCGGGCTACTTAAAGGTCGCTTAAGTGGGGACTTGGAGAGCCAAAGAAATCTTGAGAAAGATGCTTGGGATTCTGTATATCTAAGGAAACCAGTAACAATAGAAGAGTTTATTGATTCTGAATTTTTTGTAGGGAAGTGGTACAGAGAAAACCTTTACGACTGCTGGAAAGAAGACATCTGTAAAGTAATTAACTCAGGAGCAATTGAGTGGGTACTTTCTGGTGCAATTGGTATTGGTAAGACGAGCGCTGCAATGCTTGCAACTATGTACAAGCTTTACCAAGTCACCTGCATGCGAGACCCTTGTGGATTTTACGGATGTACTAATATTGTATTCGGCCTCTTCTCCGTTAGCTTAAACCTAGCGCAGGACGTTGAGGCTAACATGCTCATAACTCGATTAAAGGAGTCAGAGTACTTTCGTCAAGTAGTTGGGGTATCAGAAGACGCAATTGGTGGGAGGAGCGCCCGTGGCACAATCCTTAGATTCCCTAACAACATAAAGTTCTCTTTTGGTTCTCAAGGTAGTCACGCATTAGGTCAAGACGTTTTCTCAGCCATTGTGGATGAGATAGCATTCTCGAAGTCGGTAGGAGCTAAACAGGTAAGAGACTTGTACAACTCTGTTAAGACCCGACTTGAGTCTCGATTTATGACAAACAAGGGGCGCGTTCCGGGCCTCCTCTGTATTGCTTCTTCGGCCAATGCTGAAGGCGACTTCTTGGATGAGCATTTAAAAAATTCAACTTTAAAAGATAAAGTTCATATATCGTCTTTTTCTTTGTACCAAGTCAAAAGTTACCCCGGTCAGCGATTTCGTGTGCTAATTGGTAATAAGTTTCACACTTCTAGGTTGCTGGATAAAGTTGAGCGTAAGGATGATGGTCGGTATAAAGTAACCCCTATCGGAGGAGACGTTCCTGAGGACGTTAGAGTCGAGGAAGTCCCCATAGCTTGGTATGAGCGTTACAATGAGGATCTAGAGAGATCTATTAGGGACATCTCAGGTATAGCTCTTTACGCCGCATCGCCTTTCTTTGGTAATAGAGAAAGACTCCATACGTCTATTGACCCAGATCGAGACCATCCGTTTACGATAGATCAGCCAACTTTATCAATTAAAGATGATGATATGACGTTAGAGTCTATATTTAAAAGAGACAGCGTCTTTGAAGAGGTTGATTCTTTTAGGCATACTTATCGCCCAAAAATAAATCCGGGTTCTCCTCGTTTTATACACGCTGATTTGGCTTTAAAGCACGACTGTGTCGGACTTGTTTGCTCTCATTTATATGGATTTAAACAAGTAGAGAGACCTGACATGCAAGGCGTTCCGCAGAAAACAACGTTGCCGGTCATTTATGTTGACTTTATGGTGAAGATAAAGCCACCTAAAGGTTCTGAGATTGACTTCACAAAAATAACCAGTTTTATTTTTTATTTACAGAAACTTGGGATGCCTATAGGCGCAGTTACTTTTGATAAGTTCCAATCTAACTACCATCAACAGATTTTTAAAAAGTCAGGTTTTGAGTCTTTTGAAATTTCTATGGATAGGACGCCTACGGCGTATCAAACACTCAAAGCTGGGTTCATGGCAGGCTGTATTAATTACTATATGTACAGACCTCTCATGGATGAACTAACATCGCTTCAAGTTGTTCACAGTAAAACCTCAAATAGGATGAAGATTGACCATCCACCTAACAGTGGTAAAGACGTTGCAGATGCTTTGGCCGGTAGCCACTACGCTGTCGTCACCTCCAAGTACACAGAAAACCAACTTACTGAGAATACTATACTTGAGGCCCAGTTGAAAAAATCAAATGAGCCTGTGCCCGCAACAGACGTTGCGTCAATAATTGGTACTGATTGGTTAATGTCGGACTACGATGAAGCTGAAAGAATAACAGGTATAATTGGTGACAAAACTGATATATCGGGTTGGTAGAGTTAATGGTTAGTGCTAAGCTACTGTTTGTGGGGTTTTTTCGTGACTAAGAGAGAGGTAGCTAGAAAAGCTGCGACAAATCTTGGTCTTCCACAGAACAAGTTCGAGAAGCAGATGAACGAGTTTTTTAGGGTTGCCGCTGATGCCTTAATTGATGGTGACGAGATTTGGATGGCACCCTTCGGAAGACTATACGTGCGAAAATATGGTGGTCGTGAGGGTAAGGAGCGTTTGTGGCTTAAACCTTCGGTGGCTTTTAATAAGGTTTTAAGGGCGTCTCCTTTAGAGGCTCCTGCTTTTTACGCTGATATAATGGATTCACTTTTAAATGAGGATTGAATAGTGGCAAATCGATTTCAAGATGCAATGCAAAGGCTCTTTGCTCGCCCAGAGATAACTGAGCCGGGTGCCCCTATCGGAGACCAAGCTGCTCAGTTTTCTCCTATGGCTTCTTATTATCGTTCGAGGATGGAGTTATCTTCTACTCGTATTAAGAAGTACAAAGACTACCGAGACATGGGAGAAGATACTTTAATCTCTGGTGCGCTTGACATCTACGCTGACGAAGCTTGCCAAATGAGTCCTATCCACCACTCTTCGTGTTGGGTGAACTCCCGCAACCAAAAAGTATCAGTAGAGCTAACTCGTATGTTAGATCGAGTGGACATTGAAGATTACATATTTGGTATAGCACGTTACTTAGCGCAATTCGGTGACAACTTTATTCGGCCATTGGCTAGCCCGGACAAAGGTGTGGTTGGAATTGAGTTCATGGAAGCAGAAGACGTTGAGCGCCTAGTCGATAAATACTCAAGGTTGACTGGTTTTAGGGTTGCTCCTTTTGGCGATAGACCATTTGCTCCATGGGACATGGTTCAATTTAGAATCATGTCGCGTACGCAAACCGTGAGGCAAGGAGGTTCTGTTTACGGAACTTCCATGCTTGAAAATGGTAGGCGAACTTGGAGGCAGTTGACTCTTCTAGAGGATGTTTTAGTTATTTACCGGTTAGAGATAGCTGGGCGGCACAGAATTTTTTATATCGATGTGGGTGGCGTGAGCCACGATCAAGCCTTAGCACTGACCCGCCGCTACCAGAGGTACTTCGGCAAAAAGCAATATTTTAACCCCGAGTCAGGTGATTGGACTTCAAGGTTTAATCCTTTGAACTTAACGGCAGATATATTTTGGCCTATAAGGAAAGACTCAAACAGTCGCATTGATTATCTTGGCGTAGACCCTAACGTCACCGGAGTCGTTGATATTGAGTACTTCCGTGACAAACTTTTTGCTGCCCTGAAGATTCCCAAAGCTTACATAGGACTCGACGCATATTCTTCTGTAAAATACGGCCTTGCCCAGATTGATGTTACATTTGGTCGTGCGGTGAAAAGACTTCAGCGTGCTGTTATTAATGGTCTTACAAGATTATGCCAAATTCACTTGGCGCTTATTGGGATAGACCCGCTTCGGCCTGAAAATCAATTTACGTTGCAAATGATGTCTCCGTCCACCTTAGATGAACAACAACGCATGGAGGCTATGGACCTCTCGCTTAACTTAGCTCAAAAGCTCCAAGAGATGGGTCAAATTCTTGGAGTAGAGCAAGAAGCTATGCAGTCTTATATTGTTAGGAATATTTTAGGACTAACTCCATTTGATTTAAGGCCTATCCTTGAGCCTGAAAGTGAAGTCGCAGTGGATGCAAGTTTAGCGGACTCGGTTGATACTGACTCCATCGATGACTTATTTAGCGACGAAGCTCTAACCTCTTTAGTTGAAGGCATAATAAAAGAGAAGAACATTGATCTGACTTCATTAAAAGAAGGTATGGGTATTGGTGAAGGTTCCGAGGGTGAGGGCGTCGAACCAGTCATGGGAGAAATGACAGAAGAAGAGTTTGAAAGCGTTCGTTCTTCTTTGAAGTCAGCGAAGCCTCAAAAGAAGTGATTAGGTGTTTCAGTGGCAAAGGGTCGTATAGATTTAGCAAGTAGGCTATTAGAGGTATTAGACAAAGACCCTAAAGCTCTAATTGATTTAATTGAAGCCAAGCATTTAGCTAATCACGGTGGCGCACCTCACCGTGATTTATGGGTTAAAAAGCACCATATTAGATACCCGGAAAATAAAGCTGAAAAAGAAAAAAAGAATACCAAGCAATCATATTTAGCTTCAGCCGCGCTTGCTTCTTTAATTGCTTTAATTAATAAAAGATTGCTTGCTAATTTTTTTAATGCAGGGCAGATCCTTAAACGGATAAAACAAGCAGACGCTAATCAACAAGCAAAATTAAAAGCCCGCTTAAATGCTGAAGTCGCTGCCAGTAAGAAGTTTCTTACAGATGCGTATCGAAAGAGTTATCTTTACGGTCTACAGTCCACGGGTATGCCAGTTCGTTTTGGTGTAACTAAATCTTTATCTAACAAAGAAAAACTTTGGCTCGAAGACGGTTTGAAACAAGAGTTAAAGTTTTTTGATGGGTTAGTTGGTGAAGTTAAAAGTGGTCGTGATGTCGCGGCGTTGGTACCAAGAATTAAAATGTACTCCGACGCTCTTTCATCGGCGTACTCAGCGGGGCAGGTAGTGGGTACAGCTACAGACACTTTAATCCACTGGAAATTAGACCCAAATGCCAGTCATTGTCCTGACTGTATAGAGATTGCAAAAGCATCTCCGTTTACAAAAGACACTTTACCGACTCAACCGAAAAGCGGTTGGTGCCAGTGTAAATCTAATTGTAAATGTACGTTATCTTTTGAGCCTGCTAGTAAAGAGACAGTTGATCGAGTTAAAAAAACATCCCTTCCCATGGGTTACTGGCGATCTCGGTTGGTGGGATTAAAACGAAATACTAGATAAAATTATTGGGGACTTAACTGATGGTCGATTTTAATAAAAATAAAAAATTCGCCTCGTCTGAGGGAGATATAAAAAGCAATGGAGAGGACTCATTGCCTATCCTAGCTTTAGAAGACTATGACGTACCGGAGGATGAAGAAGAGGAAGTTGAGAACACTGTAGGTGGCTCCGTACGTTACGCTTTTGTAGGTAGTGGTCAGGGTGGCGGTAGGCTGGCCGAAGCTTTTTACTCACTTGGCTATAACAAGACGATTTGTGTTAATACTTCGCCTCAAGATCTTCATGGTATTCGTGTCCCAAGTAACCAAAAAATACTTTTAGAGGCCGGGGCTGGCGGTGCTGGAAAAGACATGGTGGCGGGTGAAGATGCCGTGGTTAAAAATCAGCAGCATGTTTACAACGCCATGAAGCAGGTATTTGGTAAACATGTAGACCACTTAATAATTTGTGCTGGCGCGGGTGGTGGCAGTGGGGGCGGCAGTCTAATCCCTTTAATTATGATTGCAAAGAAGTATTTGCAGTACTGCGGCTACGTTGAAGATGTAGACTCAAGGGTTGGCGTGTTAATGACACTGCCTACTAATGGTGAGGCCACTTCAGTTAAGGTTGCTACGAACTCTTACACCCTCGCGAGCAAGGTTTCTGATCTCGCAGAAGCAAACTCTATTTCACCTTTACTTGTCTTAGATAACGACCGGACACAAAAGCTTTACGGGAACAGCAAGAAGCTTACGATGAAGAACTTCTGGCCGACCATAAATGCCAATGTAGCTACGTTGTTTGATATCTTTAATCGAGTTAGTTCAAAACACTCGGACTACACTTCGTTTGACCCTGCGGATTACCAAACTATTACTAAAGCGGGGGGTCACACAATTATGGGCGTTACAAGTATACGGCCAGAAAAGCTCAATGATGAGACTGAGGTTTTTAAGCAGTTAAAAGAATCCTTAAGCAAGACATTACTTGCTGATGGTTTTGATTTAACTACCGCAACCTGTGCCTCGGCTATCATTGTGGGCGGTAAAGACACCTTTGAGAGCGTAGAAGGTTTACCAAATATAATTGACTATGCGTTTGATATGTTGGCCACTATGACTGGTGCGGCTACTGTGCATAGAGGCGTATATGAAGATGATCGGGCAGGCTTACGGATCTACACAATTATAAGTGGACTAAAGCGCCCAATCGCTCGTTATAGAAAGCTCGAAGCTCTTTCTATTGAGAGGTACCCTTGACACCAGCACAAGCAGAGAATTTCGTTAAAACTGCCCTCTCTCAGTCACGTAACATTATAGAGGTTACTGCCGTTGGATCTACCAGTGTAAGAGTTACCGTAGATTTTAGGCATAGAGATACGGCAATTCAAGAGAAGTTACATATAACTGAGGTTAGCCTAAAGAGCGCTTCAAATGGCGCATTTGGGCTATCTGTTATACCGTACTTAGGTGTTCAGGTTGTTGAGTCTAATTTAGGCGTTCCAAAGTCTTCTCCAATGCGCGTGGTTACTGCGATAGGTTCAAACCCCCCCAACTAAAATGTCTTTCATGGATGACTTTGATAAAAGAATCCCCGACGAAAAGCGCGATCTGTATCTTAAAATGCGCGGGGTTACTTCTTCTAATGAAAATCTTTCCTTGAACAACGAGGTAGACCCTAATTTACCTAGACTAGATATAAGTTGGAAAGAGTACATAGAAGACTTAGAGGAGTTAGCAAACCGAGTAGGGCAACTTGGTGCATTTTCTTCATTGTACGGACTGTCGCCCCATGGCGTGTTCCCTGCGATGTACCTTTCTTACCAATTGAGCAAAAGGTTAATTGTTGGCGCAGAAGTTATAATGGAGTTGAACGAGAACCCAGATTCTCTTTTAGTTGTTGATGGTACGTGTGCCTCTGGGACTGCCTTGTTGCCTTACAGGGTTAAGTCAAAAACAGCTGTTCTTTATCTAGAGCCATCAAGATTTAGAGCATGCACGCCCGAAATAGCTGTCCTAGAGGTTTCTGGTTTAGTTAAATTCCCTTATGAGAAGAAAGTGACATAAAGTGCGAATCCTTAACTTTTTTGATGAGGATGCCATAAGATCACGGCGTTTAATTAGGTTAGAAAAATCTTTAAAAAAGCTTGGCTACAGGTCTTTAGACATTTCTTGGGAAGAGCATACGGGACAACCCCCTAAGCAAGACAAAACTATTCGCGTAACAAGGGTTATGCTGATAGATTAGTTTTACCTAGTTAGGGGGTCTCGATATGTTGGCTTTGGTTTTAGCGTTTGCTTTGTCTGTTAGCCCGGTTGGTTTAAATGAACCAATATTAGAATCTCCTAAAGTCGTTGGTGGCTATCCTTACGAATCAGACCCCCCAGAATGGTTGGTGAGGATAGACGGGGAAGTCGGCCCTTGCTCAGCTTTTTTAGTAGCGCCCTCTTGGTTAGTTACGGCAGCGCATTGCAAAAGGGCAGCAGAGACGGCTCAAGTAGGTATCGCTTTTAGAGGCGACGGTACGCCCACCCACACCATAGTCGAGTGGCTAGAGTACCCCGACTGGGATGATTGTTATTTTTGCAGGGCACATGATTTAGCGTTAGCTAAAATAGATCCACCAGTTTGGGGCGTGCAGCTTCTCTCTATTGCAGATGACCCACCGATATTTGGCCCATGGGAAGGTACAGTAGGTGGGTGGGGAAATTACGAGTTTTCCATCGACAATATAGATATTGACGTTGATGCGCCGCGCTGGAAAGAAGTTAAAGAGATAGTAGAGTGTGAGCACTTTTTAGACACTACAGCGGTTTGTCTAACTCTCGAAGACGCTTCTGTATGCCACGGGGATTCAGGCTCTCCACTTTTGGGTAAAGACAATTTAGCTTATGGGATAGCATCTAGAGGTGATGGGAGATGTGGTTTAGGTTCTGTTGCTATCTATACAGACCTTACACGAAAAGACCACAGAAATTGGATCAAATCGGTTGTCGCAGGAGGTATCATCGCCAATATGGAATGGCCAAGTGCCGAAGCTACAGGGATTGGTTTAGTTGGAGGATGGGCATTTTCTACTACAGGGGTTATCGACCCTTTAGTTTCAATGTGGGTAGATGGTGAGTACGCAATTTCTTTACCCTGCTGCTATGACAGAGGCGACGTACGTAGAGAGTTCCCAGAAGCTGATTTACTCTCTGGTTTCGCTGGCCTTTACAATTGGACAGGCCTAGCAGGTTCAGGGAAGAAGTCCGTTACTTTTATAGTTCAAGATTCCAATGGTAATGAACTACGGCTTGATCGAGAAGTGGAAGTGGACTAACTTTCTTTACTGGACTGCTTTTCAAGAAGTTTTTCTAGCCTCTCAAGTATTTCAGCTATTTTAACCAGAGAACTAGCTATCTGTCCTGCGTACTGTAGAGGCTTATTGCCTAACGAAAACAAATCCATTTATATTACCCTTTAGACGCTATTTCTTCCTCCCACTTCTTAACCAGTTTAGGGACATCGGAAGATCGTAACCAGCACTGGAAGTAATTTCCAGACTCTAATCCAAGTTCGATTGAGCTTGCGTCTTCTCCACTTATCTTACCCCTTTTCTCAATACTTAGGGTAACAACAGAAGCCCACTTAACTCTTACCTCCTTTACGGTTTCGCCGTTTTTGGTTTTCTTAGCTTTGACGCTGTTAGATTTTGATATCGTTTCTTTTAACTGCAACATGGTCATTGTTAGAATCCCCTCTAAGAGGTCTTGCCGAGTATTTCTTAAAAGCAACCTTTTTATCTTTTACTCCTAAAGCTTTGGCTGCGTCTGTAATGGCATCCGAAGAAGTCGCGCCTTTCCAAGCGGCGACAATTTCTTCGTCTTCTTTTTTAAAGATTTCCCAATATTTTTCTTTTATCACAATATTACCCTTCAGCTAAAAAGAGATTTATTTTAGAGTTAGGATTCTTAGTGAGGTAGATTGCGAGCTTAGCTCCCAACCTCGCAATCTCGTCAGCAAACTTGTAGGACAAGTGGTCGCTGACGTTCTCGTGTGAGTACTCGTGCAGGAGTAGTTCTACAACCCCCGCATCGATTTTATTAAAGAACTTCTTCCCCAATCCACCTAACTTTTTTTATTTAACACGCAGCATGCAAGATTGAAACTATGCCTTGATAACATTGCTAGTTGACTTAGACTGACCTGTTTGTTAAATAATAATCTTAAGGTGGTTGGGCACCTTAAGGAGGTAGAGAAGTGAGTGTAGATTTTTTAAGTATTGATTTTGATTTCTTTGTTTGGAATGGGGTGGAAGCCAAAGAAAGAGACGTAAGTTTTCTTTCAAAGCAAACAGGTAAAGAAGAGACTATACCTAGCGTATATTTGTTTGATTGGGGTCACTCGGAAAGTTTTTCTTCGGAAGTCCAAGATTTTATTTGGCAGACCCGTTACGACGCTTTTGCGACAGTAGGTGTTGACCCAGTTAAGGTTTGTGACGCTCATGCGTATAAAGATACAGTCAGCGTCGATAGCTTTTTAAATTCAATTAACAAAAGGTTCTACTTTGCTGGGGATTATGAGTTTTTTTATGCCGACTCTCATGCCCACGGGTATTCCGCGCTCCAAGAGGCATATTGTGGTGATCCTTTAAATGTTGTTCACTTCGATGCTCACGGGGATTTGGGCTATGATTCCAGTGTCGTAGCTAATGAGAAGAAAAAGGGAGTTCTTGATTGCGGCTCATGGCTTTATCACGGCATCTCCGCTGGTTTAGTAAAAAGTGCTACCATTGTTTACCCTGATTGGAAGGGTTTGGCCGAGTTCTCGCCGGATGGTAATTGGGAGCCGCCTGAGCATATTGTCGCGCTGGAGTCGTGCGGTAGTGTGAATTTTACTTGTTGGAGCGATTGGGTATCTAAGGAACCTGAAAGGTCTCGCGTAAGTACAGTATTCTCCTGCCGGTCTTCGGCTTGGACTCCCCCTTGGATGGATTTTCAGGCAGAAGCCCTTTTTGAGGGGTTATCTGGTGGTGAGGGCGTTTGTCTAGATTGCAACGAGGGTTACCAAAAAATAGGTGGTCACGATGCTTGTAAAAAGAGACCCTTTTACCCGTCACCCAATTTAATGGTTGCAAACAACACTTAGTTGTGTTTAAAGAGTGTTGGCGGTCGGGAGAACTGCCGGAAAGGTTGAGAGAAATGAATATTGTTGAGAGAGTGAAGGGTGCACGTCGAGTTAGCACTCCTATTATAGCGATTCGCACCCCCGACCCTGCGTCAACTATGCAGGGTATTTCGGTTGGGGTGAACGGCGGGAGTCCTAAAGTTCGATGGGATGCTGCCTCTGGATTCAGTGCGGTTAACGAAGAAGGCTTGGCGGTTTTGGAGAACGCCCTAGATGGCGCGGAACCTTCCACGGTCTCTTCTCCAGCCGATGCTCTTGCCTACGCTAAGGCATTCCCTAATAAGACAGTCTTCTTTGCGATCAATCTGCACCGTTATTTCCAAAGCGGGGGCGGGAATGATAGCTTAGCTGCCCTCGTCACTCAGGCCATCTGGAATCTCCGAGATGAGTTCAAATCGAATCAGCGCACCTTGATTATCTTGTGCCCTGACTGCGACCTACCGGCTGAGATCGTGCAGGACGTAATGGTTCTGGACGAGGAGTTGCCGAGTGAAGAAGCATTGCGTGGCATCATTCTCGAACTTCATGAAGCCGCAGAACTCGACGCCCCAGACGCTGACACTGAGGCTCGTGCGGTCGATGCTCTTCGTGGTCTCGCGGCATTCGCAGCGGAGCAAGCTGCTGCCCAGTCGCTAACGAAGGACGGGCTGGATCTGGACATTCTCTGGGAACGTAAACGTAGACTCGTTGAGCAGACTCCGGGTGTCTCCGTTTATGGTGGCCCTGACTCCTTTGACTCCATTGGTGGTTGCGAAGCAGTCAAAGAGTTTTTGAACAATTTGATCGCTGGTAAGCGTCCTCCGAAGGCCGTAGTATTTATCGATGAGATTGAGAAAGGTCTTTCTGGGGCCACGAATGGTACCGGAGACTCTTCTGGCGTATCTCAGGCTCTCCACGGGGGACTATTGGGTTTTATGGAAGACAAGAAGGCTCGCGGCGTTATCTTTGTTGGCCCTCCGGGGGCGGCTAAGTCTGCTGTAGCTAAGGCTTTGGGTAATGAGGCTAAGGTTCCTACCGTTCAGCTTGACCTGAGTGGACTGAAAGGCTCTCTAGTTGGTCAGAGTGAGCAGAACCTACGCTCTGCGCTCAAGGTAATCGAAGCAGTTGGCGAGGAGGACGTGTTCTTCGTTGCTACGTGCAACCGTGAAGCCGATCTCTCCCCTGAGATCAAACGACGATTCTCTTACGGTACGTGGTTTTTCGACCTTCCCAACAAGGAAGAGCGAGAGAAGATTTGGCCTATCCATAAGAAGGCGTACGGAATCGAAGACAAGAAGGTTCCTCTCGATGAGGAGCTTACCGGAGCGGAGATTCGTAACGCCTGCGACCTCGCGTACTCGCTGGATATCCCTCTGAAGGCTGCTGTTGGTTATCTTGTCCCCGTAGCGGTATCTGGGGCTTCTCAGATCGAGGCTCTTCGGAAGCAGGCCACCGGTAGGTTCCTTTCCGCTTCGGTTAAGGGTGTTTATCGACCGAGTATTAACAAGAGCGCTAAACGCCGCTCTGTGGAGGTGTGAAGTGTATAACGAAAGTGATTTGGATCTTTCGTTGCAAGCAAACAAGCTTATTGAGTTAGCTTCTAAAAACATGCAACGCGATGGTTATTTGATCCCGGCTGGAGTGATTTACCGTGCCGATGGTGAGGCTATGGTATGTGGGCTTCCGTTCGCTTCCACAAAGGATAAGCAAAAATGCTTTCAATCTTTCCGATCCACAGCGAAAGCTCAAAACGCTGTGGCTGTGGCCTTTGTTTCTGAGGCTTGGGTCTCTTGGAAGAATACAGACATACAGTCAATGGAACTGGCCCCCAATGGCGATGGAAGAGAAGAGGTGATTGTAGCCACGGTCATTACTCCCACGGAGAGCGTAGTTCGCATGGCTACCGTGCTCCGGGTGAATGAAGAGGTTGAGGGGGTAGGGGAGATTCGTTCAGAAGGTAATGTCTTAGATGCAGAATTTTCTCGTGGTATTTGGGAGAAGACCCTACACTAAGGTTGCGGTCAACTCTACTAGATGTTAAAGATAATTTGTCGGTGGGAGACCGGCAGAAAGGGAGAGAAGATGCCATGTTATTCAATTAGTACCGCTTCCATTAAGCTCAAAGCGGAAAACGTCGATTTGCTTAGGAGTGCTTTGGGAAACGACACTGTCGAAGGGTTGTCCGTTCGTCATGAAAGCCCTGAAAGTATTCTAGGTAACTACGATGGTTACTCTTACGAAATTAATAGGTCTGGTGAAGTCATTACTGAAAGTTCAGTCGCTACCAAAGTGGCGAACGCAATTAATAGGGCTTATTCAAGAGAGGTTATTAGAAAAACAAGTCGTAAGTTCGGTTGGACCTTGAAGTCTGAAAACGATTCTTCTTTTGTTGCAGTAAAGCGGGGGATTTAAAATGGACAATATCGAATTTGAGGTTCTTGAGGACGGCACCATTACTACACGTATTGGTGGCGCAGTTTCAGACGCTAATCATTTGAGTGCAGACAAGCTCTTGAGGCAAATTGAGACTCTCGCAGGTGGTGAGGTTTCGCGGGAGAAAATCGCCAAGGGTCACAGTCACATTCATCAAGGTAATCACACACACACAAAGGCAGGAGCATAATTATGTGGATATGCACACAAGACGGTTTTTTCAGTATTACAAGAATCCCCTCTACACCAGACAAATCCCAGATTCGGGCTAGGTCAGAGCGGCATCTCATGAACTTGAAGGCAACAGTACGTTCGGCCTACGGCGTAGTAGATCGAGCAGTTTCTGATGAGATCGATAAAGCCGAGATCATTCAGAAGCCACACGGTGATTACAAGCATCGTATTCTAGTTACGCCCGAGGCAGTTTCGCAAATAACAAACCTTTACGGCCAGCTTGCAACTTATGATAACTTTAAGGACGCTGTTTCTGGATCACAACAATCCAGCGACGATGATGCATATTACACTTTTCTTAACTCGGTTTGGTCTTTAGGTTTTGGTATGGAAGATTAGCGGTTGACAATAGTTAACAGTTGAGCTAAACAAAGCAGTGTCGCGATTGGGCGCGGCGTTTGAAGGGAGAGAGTTGTGGAAGATCTACAAGAGCAGAAAGCGGAAGTTGAAAAACTTTTGACTCCGGGGTCCAAGGTTGGTGAGATAACGCTTGCCGAAAAAACGGTCGTCCTTAGCGTTCGCACTTCTATTGTCGGGATGCAGCGTAAAGTTTCTACCGACGAAATCGAGGCTCAAGCCGACAAGGAAAGCCTTAACGTTCAAAAGATTCTTATGAAGAGCAAAAGCCTTGATAAGCTGAAAAGTATTAGAGGCTTGGTTAATCGAGAGGTCGGTCGCATCGCAGTCCCGGTTTCTCACTTCCGGCGAGGTACCTACCTTCTTCCCGTACAGTTGGTGGAACTCATGGAGAAGCGTCTTAACAAGATGTCTTTGGATTGGGACCGCAATGTTGGCGAGTTCATGGCTGAGTATCCGCAAGTTATTGATGAGGCTCGTGACCGCTTGGATGGTCTTTTCAACTCTGACGACTATGCTTCAGTTGAGGCGTTGCGAAACAACTTTCGTTTTGAGTGGAACTATTCGGTCGCGCAGACTCCGCAGTCTCTTCAAGGTATATCTAAGAGTCTTTTTGAGCGGGAACAGTCTCGTGCTGCACAGCAATGGCAATCGGCAGAACGCGAGATTCGAGTTGCTTTGCGTGAAGGCTTCTCTGGATTGGTCGAGCACTTTGTAGAAAGACTTACGCCTGACGAAGACGGTAAGAAGAAGGTTTTCCGATCTTCTTTTGTTGAAGGTTTTCGAGATTTCTTGGAGACCTTCGATGGGAGAAATCTCACTGATGATAAAAGCCTCAACGAGTTGGTAGAGAAGGCCAAGAAAGTTATGGCTGGTGTGGATGTTGATTCTCTTAGAAAAGACGACAACATTCGGGATAGAGTCCTTGGTTCTTTTGAAAACTTGAAAGATTCGACTGCTGAACTCGTTGTGAAAAAATCTCGTGCTATTTCTTTTGACGAAGATTGATTTAAAACTTATCTGGGAGACAAGATGCAATTTTATAATAAAAACACAAACCACACCGTAACTGCCGAAATGCCATGGCTCTGGGCGTTTCTTTTCGGGGCTTTTTATTTCATGTTCCACGGAGTTTGGACCCATGTAGCCATTTACGCTGGAGCGGTTGTTATCACAGGTGGGATGGCCGCACCCTTCCTCTGGATTGGCTATTCCATTGCCGCAAAGTCAGTGATCGAAAGCCACTATCTTTCTAAGGGTTACAAGGTGGTTACTAATCTAACGCCATCGGAAGTTGATGAAAGTGCCAGTAGCTCAGTTGGATAGAGCAATGGCCTCCTAAGCCATAGGTCGCAGGTTCAATCCCTGTCTGGCACACTTGGACCCTTAGCTCAGTTGGTTAGAGCAACCCGCTCATAACGGGTCGGTCGAAGGTTCAAGTCCTTCAGGGTCCATAGAACGCCCCGCTTGGCTAGCGGGTAGTGAGGTTAAATGGTTCCTCATGAAGAAGGGTGATAGCTCACTTGAAAAAAACCTGCTGACCCCGCTAGGGGTCGGTCGGTAGGCCCGTAAGTCGGTAAGGTGGAGCAGGAGAAGATGTCCGTGACTGAGGTGTAGGTAAACCTATATCCGTTCGCCGGTATTGGATGCATGGAAGCTGAGCCGACACTACCTTTTCTTTTGGGAGGAGAAAATGGTTGACGAATGGGCAGCGCGGGCCTCAGTCGGGTGAGTGGGTTGCCACGCTCAGGTCTTGGCGACGGGATCATGTGAAGGGGCCAGAGGATGCCCCGTTTGTTCCAAGTACAAGGAGGTTAAGGAAATGAAGAGAGTAACGATCCAGATATCTGACTGCCCTTATAAGTATGTACAGACTGGTTTCCACCACAAAGTCTACGATAAAGATGGTAAAGAGATTAATTTCTTAGACCGTGAGTCTGCCATCAATTGGATGGATTCATGGAGGGAGCTTTTCGGTGTCAGCGGCAAAAAGGGCTAATTCTCGTAAAGGTCGTTTGAAGCGAGCCTCTCGCGAGCAGGTTTGGGACTTTGTTCGCTGTGAGAGGGTTGCTCGTGTTTCTATTTATAGTGGCAATGAGCGCAATAGGTCGCTATGTTTTGGAGGCCATATTAAAAATAAACCTCGAAGAAAGCTAGAAAGGTTTCTTAATGCTTGTGCTCGAAACCTGCTTTGGGGTTCTTTGTCTGTACAGGAAAAGTTAAGGTCTCTTGATTTGAGATATGGCGATTCGGTTAAAGAAAGGTCTAAACTAAATGGACGCTCCTGCTGAGAAAGAAATTAAAGAGATATGTTCACTGGTGGAGTCAACGCTGCTTGAAAAGAATAAAAAGTACGGCAATTCAGCTTTGCAGCCACTAAATTGTTTTGCTCGCACAACAAACGCTCTTGATCAGCTTTATGTTCAGATAGACCACAAGTTAGCTAGAATTGCGCGAGGTGACGTGAATCGAGAGGACGAAGATGTTCTTCTCGATCTTGTCGGGTATTTGGTTTTAGCTATGATCGCTCGAAGGAGTAAAGATGCCACGTGACCCAAACAAGTATGTTGTCGATTCTTACCGTTATGTTTCCGTCACAGAAGTTTTAAGCTTCTCTGGGTGGGCGCGTTACGACAAGGTTGATCCGGTAGTTCTGAGTCGGGCAGCGGAGCGTGGGAGCTTGGTTCACGATGCTACCGAAGAAGTTGATGACGGCACCTTTAATGTGAACGAGTTTAGAGAAGACTTAATCCCATACATTGATGGTTACGAAAAGTTTATGCGAGAACACGAGTATGAAGTTCTTGAGTCTGAGATTGTAGTTTTCAATCACAAGTATAAGTACGCAGGCCAGCTAGATAGGATATGCATGCTCGACGGGAAGAAAACTCTTCTCGACATTAAGACATCGGCGCAGCGTAAACCTGAATGGGGTTTACAACTGGCAGGCTACGAGATGGCTTACGGTGAAGAGCTAGAGCGTCGAGTCGCACTTCGAGTAGGTTTGGGATTTTACGAGATAGACAACTATAACAACGACAACGATTACCCGCTGTTTTTAGAGGCTGTTAAAATTGTCAACGATCAGAGAAACGCAGGAGTTATAGAAATCAAGTAATCATCAAACCTTGCGGACAGCATCTTCATGTGCTTATATACAAACAGGCCATGGAGAGGGTCAGAAAGGTAAAGAGATGAAATTACTTATTATTGCGATTGCGGTGTTTTTTGCAGGTAATGCAAATGCCCATCATGAAGGTTTGATTTCAACAATTCCGTCGTTGAGCATGTCCGCTTATTGGGTTTATGCTTGCATTGCTTGTGTATCTTGGACTGCCCTTAGTTACCTTAAAAAGAACCTTTAAGGTTTGCAAAATAAAGGGTTGATTTTATTTAACAGTATTGCTAAACATAAATCATCGAAGGCATGGGAGCCTTCAAGAAAGGTTGAGAAAATGGATAAAAAGATTGTAGAAAGTGCAGCAGCAGCAGCGGCTAAAGTTCTTTACGCCGAGTTGGTCTCCTGCGGAGAAGAGAAAACTTTCCGAGCGCGTTTAGACTTCGAGGTCGATATGAAACGCGGTGAATCTTTCGTCAAGACGAATCCTCAGAAAGCTCGACCTTGGAGCCTTGTTCAAGTTTTGATCAGTAAGTTGAACGCTACGGTCGGTGAGTCTGTAGTGGAGTCTTGGCTTGAAGAAGGCATTAAAGAAGCTCAACTTTTGAATAGTGTTGAAGAGGCTTCAACGAAGAAGCGCATTAGCTCCGCTATAGAGAAAATTTTACCTGAGATTCAAGAAGAGCGTAAAGGTAATATCTATATTACTAAGAAGGCTGGCAGAGTTGTCGAAATTCCAGAAGGTTCTGACAAAGACCTCTTGAATAAGATTGATTTCCCAGTTAGTCTCGTTAGCTGAGATCCAATAAGGCCAGCGATGCTATACCTTCGTATTGCTTCTCCAAACGGAGATAGGCTTTCGTATCGTATTGACGTGTTCTCTCACGTTACCTCTCCGATTCGTTTGTCCGAGGCCCAGACAGGGGTGCGGGGATTGTCGTTCTCTCCCAATCGAGCGACAGTTCCCGCCCCGTGTTGTTTTTAAGAAGGAGAGAAAATGTCAAAAAAAAAGCTAAGTAAAAAATCTATTAGCGTTGCTCTTGGCACATCGCCTAAGTTTTTGTTGTTGACTACAAGGGATGTCTCAGGTGAGCAAAACATAGTAAAACTTCAGCCAGACGTAGACTCAGTTTTAAGCCAAGAAATAGATCTTTATGGCCTGACGTTTATGCAGACGCTTGATGGTTTTGAAATAGGTTATGAGTCGAACGGTTTTATTTCTTCGGAAGCCTTGCATCGTAAGCTACGAGCACTAATTTGGTTAGAGAGAAAGTTTAATATTTTGTGTGAGCGGGTGGGAGACCCGTTGAATTTTGGTTCATCAGTTGCGTACTGTGCAGCAGTGTTAGGTGTAGAGGAGATAGTTATTTCTGGGGATGCCTATCCGATTAGGGAAGCAGTGCGACATTTTTCGGGAGGGGTTTTAAATGGCGAATTATTCTCAGATGGAGGAGAGATTCCTTCAAAAAATATCGAAAGAAGAGAAGTCGGGTTGTTGGGTATGGAAGGGGTCAAAGAGGTGGTCGGAGAGGAAGACCGGACCATCGGGGTTGATGTTCAACCCGCTGATTCAGAGGCTGGAGGATGCCCATCGGATATCTTGGAAGTTATTTCGGAGTCCGAAGAAGATAGATAATAAGTTTATCAGGCAAAGTTGCAATAACAGGCTTTGCGTAAATCCAGATCATTTGTTTCTAGACGCGGACTATAAGTCAGGGGCAAACCACCCATCGGCTAAATTGTCCGAGGCAGATGTAAAAGAAATTAGAAGTATAAAGCTTCGTAATGAAAAAAGAAAAACTTTAGATGAGTGCGCTGACCATTTTGGAGTAAGCAGAGAAACAATTCGTAAAATTGTCTTAAAGCGCACGTCAGGTGAAGGCAAACTTACTGAAGTCCAAGTAAAGCAAGTAAAAGAAATGTACAAACCAGTAGAAAACTATAAAAAGTTTATTGACTCTGGTGTAAGCAAGGGTGCTATATCAAGTATCCTAGCTGGCCGTACTTGGAAAGATTTAAAGTGAGCGTGTTAGATGATGTGAAGTTTGCGTTGCGGAGAGACGGAGTTGTTCGACGCAGCGATGTAGAGTGGTTAGTTTCTGAGATAGACAAGTTGACACATTCTCTATCGTACTTAGATAATCGGTGTGACAAACTAACGGGAGTCCTTGAAGAGACTGTAATAGTCCTTGGAGCGCACCCTGAAAATTTAGAGTTAGTTCAAAAAACTAAAAAAGAGTTGTTGGGTGGTGGAGCAGGAGGAGATTTAGATAGCCCTATTGATGGGGCTTCTAAATAATTTTCAGCCATGAAACTTAAAGAGAAAGGAAATAACATGGCAATTAATAATATTATTGAGGATTTGAAAGTAAGTCGGGAAAAAGCTGCTGGTGAATTGAGCACAATCAATCAGCACCAAGTGGCGTTGAAGTCGGTAGTGGATCGTTTAGATTCCCTTATCGCAGAGACGGGTAATGGGGATTCTTCTCACATCAGTAAGCGCACCGTTGGCAAGCGCCGAGGCCGTAAGCCGGGGATTAAGGTTGAGAAGGTACAACTTAAAAAGGTTGAAACTCTTACTACCGATAGCACTCCTACGGCAGCAAAAGCCCCTCGCAAACGTGCGGCGACTAATGGTCCTACACTGACGCAGGCTGCGGTAGATGTGGTTCTTTCGGGATCGGGTGAAGTTCAAACTCGTGACGTTATTGATCACCTTGTTTCGCAAAAGCGACTTGATGGTAAGGACCGCAGCGTTGCATACGCAAAAGTCCACACCGCTCTAAAGCGTCGTTCGACTGGCGACGATGCCCCTCTGAAGTCTGCGGGCAAGGGTCTTTGGATCAAGGCTTGATTTAGTGCGCCCCCTGACGGCGACGGGTCATCTGTGTAATAATACGCACAGATGGCCCGTGCGGTCTTGGAGTGGCGTATGTCCCTTAACAAAGATGAGCCTTTAGAGTTAGAAGATCGATTAGATAAACTAGTCTCTCAACACTGGCTTTCCTTAGCTAATGTTGGCTGGCGAGGCTATAGCGATCATGGCCGGGGCTTTGTGTGTGTTCAGCAAAACTTAACGTCTAGGCTCTACTGGGAGGGTAGTGTTTCTTACTCAGTAGATCTAGGGGGCTTAGATTCGGATGTACAAGATACTGCTAAGATTGCCGTGTCGAATTATGAACCCGATGAAGAAATAGTAGTCTGCTTTGAGCCTTTAAATGGAACCCCTAAAATTGTTGCTTTCCGCTCAAAGCTTTCTAGACCTTCGGAAGCTAAAGCGCGAGAGCTTCTACCCTGCTGAGTTTTTCAATTATGGTGCATAGGTAATTGCCTGCTGGCAGGCGTATCGTACATAAGTGCGTTTCGCCAAAAGAGTCCAAATTATTAAACTTTTGGCCTCCATATAGAATTGGTTTCTCAGACTTTAAGTCGGCCTTTCCGTTGATGCGCTTGAGGTTCGATTCCGTTGAAGCTCTTCGTGAGGTTGGGTTTAGCGGACTTACGTCTAAAGGTTGGCGTATTTATTTTATATCTCATTGGATAGATTCTAATCCTTGGGTAGAGGACTATTTTTTATCCCTAGAAGCTTCAGCCGATGACCCTGCTGAAGTATCGATGTGTGAAGTTACAGACACTTGTATTTTCAGCAAAAACTTCGATTCTACTCCTCGATTGCAGAAACTGAAGAGGGCTATAGACATCGCTAGATATCGTTATATTATGTGAGAAATGTCGCGCATAGCTAATGGTGAGACAGGCCCATCTGGAGGCGGTCACACAGAGATTAAGGGTGAGCATAGGCTGCTAGCTAACATCCTACACCGAGCTTTAGATGATATCTCAAATGAACGCTCCTCAGATGAACTTCGTAGAAGTGCCCTCGCTTGGATTTATTGCAACAGTTACACTCATGAAAAAGTGCCCAAAGGATTTGATTTTAATTTTGTTTGCGACTATTTACGGCTCGACCCAGACTGGGTTCGCAAAATCGTAAAAGAAAAAAAATTCAAGTTAAGCTCGCATAACTCTATAAGAGAAGTTCAATCTAGAAAAAGAGGCCCATCAAAAGGCTTTTTAGACTGTTAATTGTTTACTTTTATAGTTTATCGTATTGCTTACTAAACTCTTTTCTCTTTGATAGTCTAGTGCTGTCTAGCCCTAGTCGGGAGGTAAAAGTTGAGTACAGCAATTCCTTTAGTGCGGTTGTCCAGAACACGGTACTGCCTGCTTTTTAGTGATATCCATATAGGCGCGGCAGAACACGCAGAGAAGCAATTTGATGAGGCTTTAGCTTGGGCTAAAGAGCATGAAGCCATGATTGTCCTAAATGGCGACATAGTTGAGAATGCCATCATCGAAGGGTCCGCTGCTGGCGAAAAGATTCTTGGTCAGGCTCAGTTTCCTACAGAGCAGTTTAAAATTGCGCTTGATAAGTTTAAGCCATTCGCAAAACGCGGTAAGATTGCCGGGATAACTCTAGGCAACCACGATGCAAGGACAAGGAGAAGTGCACTCTTAGATCTTTGTGACCTCCTGAGCCATGCTTTAGGTGTCCCTTATTGGGGCATCGGGGGACTCTGCCGATTCATGGCGGGTGATCAGCTTTATCATGGCGCTATTCAACACGGCAGAGGTGGTGGCAAGAACATCTGGAACGAGCTTGATAAACTTCTCTCTTTATATGCTCAGGCTGAGTTTGCTGCGTTAGGTCATAACCATAGCTTCGCTCATAGAGAAGTGTGCCATTTAGGTGTAGGTAAAAGTGGCGAAGAAGTTGTAAGCACTCGCCACCAGATAAGGACTGGCTCTTATTTGTACTACCCGTCTTACGTGCGAGAGATGGTTGGACTGCCTCAGCCCATTGGCACGCCAATACTGCGCTTTGGCAACAAGGTTCACGAGATCGAGGTGGATACCTCAACCTTACGTTGGTACGAGTGAGATTAGCTCGTGGCGCACAAAAAAAGACGAAAACATAAACTCGATTCCGTACCTATTGAAAGTTACGGTTTGTCTCGCCGTGCTCCAAATAAGCCAAACCCGAAGAGCAACAAATTGCGTCCGGGTTTGAACGATGCCGTTGCCTCACGAACAACTCAGCGGAACGTTATTGCGGAGTTAAAAGACGGTGGCCGTCCCCCACGTCGGCAAGGTGGTGAGGGTTTAACCTTCACAGCGAGCTTTACCTTATCCGGCGAGGTTGATGAGATTATTCATGAACTAGCCATCCAGAAAAATGTGTCGCGCTCCGCGATTGTGAGAGTTGCGATACTTCGTTACGCCTTTGACCAAGGACTTCTGGGCGAAGTCGAATGAATCTAACGATAGGCTCTAAAGTTTGGTCGGTCGAGGTTGTCCCAGACATTCGTGAAGAGATGCTTCGTGTGGCGGGTTCAAAGCATGAACTCGCGGAGAGAGACCTAGACGGCTGTGTCGATGCTGAACGACTTAGGATTTTAATCTCCGCACATTTAAGCGATAGAGATAGAGCATCGACATTGCTGCACGAAGTCTTTCATGTAATATCTCCGAGTTCTTCGGAAAGGCACGTTCGTCGTCTTGAACGTTTGTTGTTCCCGGTATTATGGAGGCAAGAATGGAGACCGAATCTGATAACGGACCTTCCGAGAGTAAGGAAAAGGAAAACAAGGTCGAAGAAGAAATTGAAGTAGTTGGTGCTGATTTTGACTTTGACGATTGTTATGAAGAAGATTTTTACGACGATTTTCTGGGGTCTGAAAAGACCTCACTTTTTAGTGGGTCTCCATTATTGTTGATGCATAGTAAAATTAGTTGTGGGGCACCGTCTTCTTGGTGGTTGCCGTTAACCGAGTTTGAACCAGCAGCGTGGGTGCATCTTGCCGTACCGAGAAGTACCTATGTTTTTCTAGGAGTAGCAGTAGCTCAAGTTTATCTCCGCATGAAAAAAGGCGACGATGACGAAAGTCTAATTCTCTCTAAACAATTAAGCGAGATTATTGGTAGGGAGTTTGCTCTAATTTGGAAAGAAGACGGACTCCCTGAATCTAATGAAGATAAATTAGAACTTTCTTTTTCCTTAATGGAGTTCAGTATCGTGTGTGCTTCGATTAGCTGGGCAGTCGAGCACGTCGAGCAGATTGTTTTAGCTGCTGATGATGCTTTCCCTCAATCCGACTGGGAAGCTCACACTGATGACTTAGAAGCAATTCTTTTTTCTCTCCGTGAATCCTTAGAGAGGGCAGTAGACAAGCTATGCACTTCTTCGCTTGGGCAGAAAAGCGCAAAGTATAGAGACCAAGAGACTTACCACTAAAGATGTATACGCTACGTATAGTAAGTACTTCCTAAGCTACCTTGTGTAGTGTATTATACGCTACGTATAGTTAGGTGAGGCTTATGGCTACGGTTCAAAAAAGTTCGGATATAAAAAATTTACGAGAGCGTCTTGGAATGACTCAGGTTGAGTTCGCTCGACTACTTGGGGTTGCGCCAAATACCGTTGCGCGTTGGGAACGTGGGGAGCTTGGTCTTTCTCACAGTAGCTTGAAACTATTTTCCGTCCTTAAAGGTTGGAGTTCTCCTAGTGAGTTGAAGAAGAGACTTCGGGCGGCATCTAAAAAATAAGGGAAGTTAAATGAACCGTAGAGAGGTTACTTTAATTCGTATCTTGGCGATGACTCTCTTTGCCGCTTTTTCCGTCATCCTTTTTTATAACTCTTAACTATTCACTCCCGCTCCTTCTTCAGCTAGGTTGGCTTTGAAGCTCAAGCCGGAATGGTGGAATTGGTAGACGCAGGGGACTTAAAATCCCCTGACCGAGAGGTCGTGCGGGTTCGAGTCCCGCTTCCGGTACTTTTTCGTTACCGAGGCTCACGTTAAGCCCTCACGCGCCGTCTAAGGGCATTTTACGGGGTTCCGCGAAGGAATCCTCGGAGACCGCGACAATCGCCCCTTAGATCGACTTTTGATCTTTTTAGGATTAGGGGTTGCGCGTTGGTGTTTTACGTGTAATATGTACGTTGTCGGCTATGGGAGGTCGGCATTGCAGAAAGGTAAGAGAATGGAAATCGAAAAAATATGTTTCGAGCCTGAGTTCGAGGCGGGGGATCACGAGATTCCAGCTAGCTGTCGTGGAGCTACTGGTTTGGTTTTCGAGAACGCTCACGTTCACGTAGAGTATGAAGCTCTGGTCTTGCCGGGTTCGCAGGGTTCTCGCGACGAACCGGATAGCCCCGACGAGTTCGAGGTGAAGGACGTTATCGGTTGGGAAGTCGAATCGACCGGTAAAGGGTCGGATACTTACTTTACCGACGTTGACGCTCCGAAAGCCTTGCGGGAAGAGATCGACCAGTTGATTTCGGACTATTTAATCGACGGTGAAAACCAACCGAAAGACGTGAAAATTAAAAATATGCCTCTTTAGGGGTTGCGCCGGGTGCGTTGCTCAGTTAAACCTACGGAGTGGTCGGGAGAACCACAAAAACGAAGGGAGATTAAAATGCGACTACCAGAGACAAGTAAGTTCTTGGAGAGCGTGGAGGCCACTGAGGGGTTCTCAGTCAGCTACGATGACCGATGCGGGAGTAGTCTTTACACGGGCATCGTGACTGTAACTTCTGAAACGGGTGACTCTATTGATATCGGCGTGGGTTGCGCGGTCGGTGAAGGTCTGGTCTACGCCGGTTCGTACTCGACGTTTTCGACGCTGGCTGAGTGTCGTGAGTGGTTCGACCGACGAACGAGAGAAGGGTAGAGCAATGTTGAAGGTGGATCAGATCGAGACGTGTGAGAGTTGCGGTGAGTACTTCCAGCCGGTGTTGCTGGCTTTCGAGGGTCGCTGGAGACACGGCGGTACTCGCGAGCGAGATGCCTTCCACGCTGCGAACGTGCAGCGAACGGAGAACTGCCCAGACTGCTTCGAGAAGATACCGATGGCGTGTCGGGCCGAGTGGATTTGAGAGGAGAGAAGG